GGAAAACTAATATTAAAGCCAAACTAGGAAGTCTTTTAGGTGGACTTCAGCATTGAATCAAGCGAACGCTCGATTCTTTTAAATAAACACACACTTTATTGTGGCCAGTGCCAGGAATGCCTGCATCAATTGAGGCAAACCTACTCTGGGGATGGGAGAAACTGGATAGATGGAGTGGACGTTGAAATCTGCCCCTTGGTTATGAATGCAGAGTTGGAGGCCAAGTTATTTCCCTGGGCTGCGGTTTGGAAGAGGTTCACCTGTTTGTTAGTTTGGTTGGCTATCCTCTCCGCTTGATTTGGAGACCTAATGAGCCCTCCCGGTGGTTGCATGGCTGCTGGGTTCTCAACGCCGTCAAAGAAGTCAAAGGCGGCGAATTTCTCAGTTGGTTTGTACCCAGCGCTCTCCCAGTTTGCGGGGGGTACTTTGTCAGTCCTCAGGTTCCAAATTACTGGTGCAAAGAATCGGCAGAATTTTCGTAGTGAAGTGCCGGAAGCCTTGACAATACTTGCAATCTGGGCCAGAGTGATGCCAGTGATTGAGGATTCACCAGAAATCACCGTGTACACACTAGACCCATTGTCATAACAGAAGTTGACCAAGTCCATTGCAACAATGGTGGTGCTTGCGTTGGGTATTTTAGCTGCCACCAGTAATGTGGATATGATCTTGAGCTCTTCCTCGCTAGGTAGCAAGTTTGAACTTGGTTTGAAGTTGAAGCTGGCCATTGTCTCTTTAGTGAGATTTGGGAAGGGGGAGTTTCCAGTGTTGGATGACTCTGACTTTCCACTCATTTTCTCCTGAAAACTAGATAACTAAGAAAACAGCTTAAATTAGTAAATTTTCAACTACTTCTACAACCTAAGACCGACTAGCGCTTCTCCTAGAGCCTGAATTATTTCTGGGGTGATGTGCCTACAGTCCTGCCCGGAAACTCGTGACAAAGTTGCAGAGACTTCCACAAGGCAGGTTTCCCTTTTATTGCTATTGAGGAGAGTGAAGATGGCAAGGGCAAGCACGAACACCGCGAGCGCGATTTTTATCTCCCCAAGTGATGCCATAAATGGCAGCCACTAAGGCCAAAACTAGCAAGGCTGGGACGCTTTTACTAGCTGAGGCTTGTGATCTTGGGGAGTTGTAGGATATGCTTTTAGTTCCGTCGCGATAATATCCTCCAAAGGGAAGTGAATGTATGTTATCCCCGGGTACAGGCAGTTTATAGGAGAGTAGTGTGAAAGTAAACAAAGCTAATCCTATACCTACTGCTACAGCTAATATAGCACTAGAGTTATCACTTGGCGGTGTGAGTGAGCGCGGGAGCTCTGACATGGAGCTTGTGTTTGTGTCTGGTCAGCGCAATGTAGAGCAAGTGTTTCTCTCTGACCAGGTTCAGTGGTACCGAGCTCAAGACTGTCGTTGTGTGGAATTCCTGCCCCAAGACTTTCTGCGCACAGTGCGGTAATATGCCGTGAGATTCCAACAGATCCAAAGTTGGTCTGTCTAAGGCAATGACTTCTCCAAACAAAGGTTTGTCGAAGATTCCGGAGTAGTCCACGAAGTCGTCGGTTCTGGTGGAGTTGACCCTGATACCCAGCGATGTGAGTAGGGCGCAAGTGTTGCTCCCTAGTCTATGCGAGGTCTCCTTGATGTAATGGGGGGTTAGTGCTTGAGGCTTGTGTTGCAGTGGGTCGGCGATGAGAACTTGCCAATTCCCAACGATTGGCTCCGCCGAATACTCGTCCAGGATGTTGAAGCAACCCTCAATTGGGCCTCTGAAGGGGCGGATGAATCGACCTGTCAAGTTGGGTGGGTCGGGTACGCCGTGTGTGAAAGCTCTAGAGTTTGGATTTTCGGAGATGTATTGCCGCACGAGGGAAGATTTCCCGGCGCCAGCAACAGCATGGACAACTAGTGGCTCACTGATGGGTTCGTTAGTCCTGACGAAACCCTGAGCTGTGAGAACTTCAATAAAGTGATTCATCTTTGGGAAGGAATGTTTTCAAAACCTCCCCACCTCCTGACTTAACCAGCGTTCGAACCGTTTCGTAATGAAAGCGCAGCTCCTCCTCAGACAGCAGTTCATGGAGTCGGTCTCTATGTTGGTACGCAAGAGCTAGATCCAACTCATAAGATCTTCTGACATTTTTAATGTTTTTCTTTTTAACTTCTAACATCAGTGATGCGTGCAATTTCTTTGGATCTTTGATGAAACCTGCTGGAGTTATCCTGTAACCACAGAATTCAGCCCAGTCTCCTTTCTGTTGCAGGGCCACCAGAGGTTTTGACTTTAGGGTGAGCTTGTTCTCAATTTGCTTGAAGCTTTTTCTCACCACGGGCAGTGCATCAATTGCCGAGTCATCTCCCGCATATATTTGAGCCGTCCCATCTGGTATTTGGAATTTTGTGTGGGTGAAGGCTATGTTGCACTCCGTGTTTGCGTCAAATGTTGGACCCTCTCCAGTGAGACGCATTATGGCTAGAGTCCCCAAGAAGATTTTTGAATTGGTTTTGATTGAGATGTAGGCATCCAGGATATCCTCAGGTATTGAGTGATGTTTGGCCTTCAATATCTCAAATTGCAGCATTGCTCCATCTTGGGATTGATCAAACGCAGTGAAGTCATTGGCTAGTGAGGGACCTTTGAAGCTCCAGCACCCTCCTTCTCCAGCAGCCCATGATGACATGCTTTCTGGGGTCGTCTCGCAGTTAATCAGTATATTTTTTGGCATGAAGACCTCCCTCATCCTTCTCATATACCTAGCCATGGTTCCGAAGAGCATGACCGTGGCTTGTTGAAAAGAAGCTATGGTCTGACCTGGCTTTATTTTCAGCGCTCCCAATTTTTCCATTTTCTTCACCCATTGTGACTTCAAGAAGAGCGATATGAGATTGGGGTCGTAATCGGGAGATTGTCTAGCTTGACCATTTTTGATCATGTCCTCACTTTTCTTCAGATACGTGCCTTGGACTTCATGAATGCACGATTCCCATAATTGAGGCTCAAAAGCAATTCTTTCAGCTGGCAACTTCATAGCCTTCTTGTAGGACTCGAAGAGTACATCACCTATTGGCTTCTTCTCTAGATACTCTTGCCAATTCGACTTGGGGTTTGAGACCACAAGTCTGGCTTCTATTGTGGCCCAAAGTAAGGTTTCATCTTTTGCTTGCCGATGTGAGAACATCTGCACAAATGAGTCCTCTGTTTGCACGCAGTTGCTGTGCCCATGACTCTTCGAAAATATCTCTCTTTCATGTTTTTCTGGCATCGAATCCAAGATATTTTCGTATATTGGCAGAGCTGAGTCAACTGGAATGTGTGTCTTTGGTGGATCAACTGCAGTCGGATCACCTTGGGCTGGTTTGGATTCTTGGGCTGTTTCCTCTCTCAATGTGGAGAGAAAGGCTTTCAGATAAGGGGTGCTCTCCAGCTTTTTCCAGAACGATTGGTTGTTGGGAGAAGTGTTGATGAAGTGAATTGAGTGCACTGCCCTGGACAGTGCTGTGTACAACACTTCTTTAGAGCACAAAGTTGTCTCCTCAGACAGCAGGATTTGGACTTTGGGTGCTGTGATTCCTTGGCACCCTGCATAGGTGGAGGCTTTGTGTCCCATTTCTGAGAAAGCCTGTTTTTTGTACAGAGAGGGCACTAGGATGTGTAACCCGGGAATTGGACTGGAGCTGTGCGTAATTTCTGTGAAGCCTGAAACCTCTGAGTACACGCCCAATTTGTTGGCTAAATCTTTTTTGTTTCTGTGGGTGGCGTTCACATAGTATCTGCACAGTTTGCTAGCTTCCGATGTGAAGGGTTCGATCAGGTTGGTCATTGCGTTCTCATTGGACTCATGATGTGTGCTTTGTTTTGAGTCTCCAGTTAGTATGACCAACTCCACAGTGGAGAAGAAGAAGCAAAAGGCCTCTATGTATCCTGCTGGTAGCTTCCCGTAGTCATCAAATATGACTACTGGTGTGGGCGGAGCCAGCAGTGCTTTCTCGAATGTTTTGCACATCGTCTCCTTCAAGGTCGGGACTTTTCTCATCCAGTCGATTCTTAGCTCATTGGTGGGCAGGATTACTTGGACTGGCTCTTTTGTGTGCTCCTTAATGTAGTTTTGGATTGCGCGGGACTTTCCTGACCCACCCGCTCCGTGAATTACCGAGATATGGAGTGATCTCTTTCCAGCTTCGACTAGCGCGTCAAATCTGTGCCCCCAATCCTTTCCTTGCTGTTTCAGCATAGCTCCAATCCTCGCATTCTTCACATCTGAGGAATAAGCTTTAGCTCTTATTGGACTTGGGGAGAAGTGGGTTGGTGCCCTAGCAATCTTTTCCAAGCAAGTGAGAAGGCTAGCCGGAACTCCCTTTGGCCTTGTCTTTTCCATCGATTGGATCTGTTCGATGGGGCTTATTAGTGCACCGTTGCAATCATATTGCAGTTGTCTGCCCTGGAATCCTAATTCTTGGAGCTTTGGTATCCATGCTTTCCAGGGAAGTGAGTCGAGTGGGGCTGCGACTAGGCCTTCAGAGTGTTGTTCTTGTATCGCAGTTGATCTGAATGTCAATGAAACTCTGCCAGCTGAGCACCCTTCCACTGCATGCCTGTGGTTCTCCTGAAAGCCTGGTGGGGATAAGTGGTAAGTGCCTTCCTCCAGGTTGGCTGTTCCTACCCCTCTGTCACAGCATATTTTGAAGGTGCATGTTCCTTTCAAGTTTACAGTGAGGACTTGGTGCCCCTTGGGATAGCACTTCTCATCATCCCTGTGAAATGGGATTGAGCTTCTGGCGGAAAACTTTTGGACTAAGCATTGGTTGAAATTTGGCATCGTTTCCTGGACTTCCACTGCTGCCAGAATTGAGTCTAGCCAAGATGGCCAGCCTCTTGAATGATGGCTCCCTCCTGTGTAGGAGTAAGGCTTGTTGTCCTTTGAGAAGAAGAAGGCATCTCTTCCCTTGAGTCTCTCGGGATGTTCCAAAACTGGAATTTCAGGAAACTTTGCCTTTCCTAAGGGTATTGAGAGTCCACATGGGCACAGTATTGCATCCAGACCTCTGCTCTTTTCTGTTGAGTTTGGTGGGCAGCTGTTAGTTTCTTCAGCTTGGTTTCCTCCTGAACTGGATGCCTCACTCTCGCTATTGCTTGGGGGGGGGCCTGATTCTCTTTCCTCTGACTCGTCACTCGCTTGTAGCCTGCTTAGTGCCTTGAGGTATTTGTCGTAGGCCACTTGATCCTCCTCGGTAGCCTGAGGTTGATCTGAGCTGCTCTCTTGTAGCCCGGGTAGGCCTTCCTCGTCTTTCAACGGCAGGTATCCCATCGGGTTGAAGCTTGATTTGTCGTTGGGTTCATCGAAAGTTTTTGTCTTATAAGTAAGGTCGATTTCTACCCACTCCAAGGCTTCCATGAGCTGAATGAACTGATCTTTTCCAAATATGAAACCTTTCTTCTCATTGATCCAGGATATGAGAGGTTTGAACACTCTCTTGATCATTCCCCCCGATAAGATGCTGTCGAAGCATGTTTCTGACTTCAGTTTTGAGATTAGAAAGAAATAGTTTACCAGCAAAGTCAGTTCCTTTGAGGAGTATTCCTGTAAGTCAGCCGTTTTGATGAGTTGCCTGATTTTTGCCCATATATCTCTTTCGGTCACAGACTTGACAGATTTTACGTAGAGAAAGAGTTGTTGGGCGACAGTTTTTCTTATGGGCAGTCGAGCGTTGAATTTAGCTGGTAGGAAAATGGGAGGCATGGTCACATATTTTGTTTCGACGCCGAAGCACCTCAGGGTCGGTGTGTTGTACAATCCTCTCTGGAAGACCATGAGGTGGTTTGCTCCTTTAGTTTCCAGTATTTGAGAAGTGACATTCCTTTCCTCGCCTGAGGCGGTTTCCCATCGAAATCTTCCCACTTGGAGCCACTCAAGCTGCTTGTATGTGTGGCAGTATGCAGCACCCGCGTGTCCTCCTGGTTTGTACAAAAAATTCTCTTCGTGGAACTGGAGCTCATATATGCTTGGATGTAATGAGTGCATCCTGTGAGCGGCCTCAGCTGGTAAAACCAACGTGGCGTACAAAGTTTTGAGTTTTGGGGAAGCTGTGAAGATTTTGTTGATCACGCTTAGAGGGAAGTAATGAAGAGCATCACCCATGAAAGCTACTGACGTTTGGATTTTGGGTGTTGTGTCTGCGTCGAATAGATCGTCCGGGTCGTATCTTACCACATCTTTGGGCTCAACGTGGGCATTTAAGAATACGTCGTTCTGTTGGGGTCCTCTCCTGAAATATTGAAGTTTAGCCCTTTTCATGAAGAGGAACGTTACCGGATTCTCCTTCGGGAGATAATGGGAAGCTATTTTGTACATGTCTAATTCTATTGATTTGGCTGCTGCGTGAGTGTGAGCTCTTACAGCGAGCGGGTTAGTTTCTATTCCTAATTTTTCTAATGAATCAGCTGCTAACGAAGACTGTGCATATGGGTTGTATGTTTTAGTTACTTCTATGGTTTTCCTAATTTCTCTGTAGGCCTCCTCTTGAACTACTGCTCTAAGTGAGGGGTCATTTAATTGGTCCATAACAGCTCTGAAGTTAGCCATCCCGTTGATCTAGCCTTGATGGGTAATTGATCACCTCGAGGGCCGCGAATGGTTTGCACTTCTTTTGATTTCTCTTGTGGAGAGTTGAGCTGAGTTGCTTTGCTTTTC